ACCAAAGCCACCTTCTCCACGAATTGAATGTTTAATTTCTCCTGTATTAATTACTGGCGATAAGTAAGAATGGAATACAAGTTGTGCAATCCTATCTCCTCGTTCGATATCAAAAGGAAGATGTCCAGTATTAAATAGAATTACTTTTACTTCTCCTTTATAGTCAGGGTCTATTGTTCCCGGAGAGTTAAGAACAAAGACTCCATGCTTTGCAGCAAGGCCGCTTCTACTTCTTACTTGAGCCTCGATACCAATTGGCATGTGCAATTTTATTCCAGTGCGAATAAGTTTTTTATCGAGAGGTCTGATGACCTCATCTTCTGCAGCGTACAGATCATACCCTACAGAAAACTCTGTGCCTTTATCTGGCGTTGCATATGCAATGTCCATTAGCTCAACTTTTATTTGATCGCTCATCGATATACCTTTTCTTTAGTTTGTTATCTTTAGCATACTTCATGTATTGTTGCAGAGTACATCCTGCGTGGTGCTTGAAACATTCTTCCCATGAGTTAAACTTAACGGGCTTTTGATCTTTTCCACGATATATGTCTCTTGCTAAGAAATATATTATTTCGTCGTATGGCTCTCCTTTAGAACGGTATGTCATCTGCCGAAACATCTCTGGCTATTGATGCCATCTCTGCCCTAGCACTTGCGGGCATTGGTTGGCTACCGCTTGATTGAACATCAACTTCTTTATAAGCATCTGGGCTATTGATCATTTGTAAAGTATATCCTTTGATATCAGTAGTATACTTTTCTACCCCTGACTTATCAGTATACTTTCTATAATCAATAGAACCCTCTACATATAGATTAGTTCCTTTGCCAACGTATGCATCAACAACCTCTGCTTGTTTGCCATAGAAGATTACGTTGTGCCAGTCTGCCTTTTTATATTCTCCGTAACCAGACTCAGTTACCATAGAAACTTGAGCCATCTTGCTACCGTTTTTTGTATCTCGGACAGTAGGCTCTTTCCATACGTTACCAAGCAGTATTACTTTATTAATTCCCTTCATTATTTTCTCCGTGTTTTTCTGGCCAATACTTCTTTACATTCTTCCAAACTTCTAGAGAAGATTTAAATATCATCCAGTATCTATCGAACTCTGATTTATCCCATTCATGAAATACAACAGTGCCGGGATTGTTAGCACTTATAAAAATGTTTGCTATTCTTTTAGGTGGTGCAGGCAATGCTCGCTCATATGCAATCAATTGATAAGCCATTGATTCATAAGCTAATTGTTTTTGATCCAGTAGAAAACTCCTTGGTTTTAAAATCAATCACCCATTCATCAGATACTAGATCAATCATACCCCCATACCCATCCCTTAGATTGCAAATAATTTCTTCAGATCTCCATTCTTGTTCTCCGCAATTTATATCTAGCAATGCAGATACAGCATTAAATATTCCAGCATCCTCTGGATCGCTTGGCTGTTCTTTTGTTTTAAAGCACTGCTCAAGCATATTATGTATACGACTTCCTCTTTCAGATGCCTCTACTGTTTCTCGTTTGCTTTCAGATAATACTTTTGTTTTCCAGTCTGTTATATCAAGCTCGCCTCTTGGGACAATCGCAGCAGCCTCAATTGCTTTGTTGGTTTTCCATGTATCAAGTCCGGGCTTAGCAAGGATATCTAATACAGATGTGACAGATGGCATCCAACCATACTTCCTTGCGTCTTTTAAAGTTGTTGCCCTAGTCTTTCCATTTTTACCTTCAATAAAATGTTGGGGCTTTCTATCTTTGCTATACCAATGCATTACTTATCCTTTGATCGCTCTGCCATTAGTTTATCGAAGCCTTCTGGCGTTGCCCAAGAAGCGGCTTTTTTATTCCTGTCAAAAGCATTAGGGTGATAAAGATATCTAGCTATCCCAAACAATACAGCAGCACGTTTTAGCGCATCAGATATACCACCCTTTGCTCCTTCAATATTTGAATCATCAGCACCATCTGATTTGGTTATCCATTGATCTCCAATCTTAATTGACAATTCACATATCATCCTATCACCAATCCAAGAGTATTTTGTTTGCCAGTTAGCCATACCAAGCACATCATCAAGCCTATCCATAACATCTCTGGCTGTAATGTATGCTAACTCAGCTCCTCCTCCGCCCTTACGCCAACGGATCTTGCTTTCTGGAAAGGGCCTTTTCAATCCCATCTCTATACTGTCCATCTTTTCTCCCATTATTATCTATAAATTTTTGATACTCAAAGTAGTCTAGTTCATATGTTTGAGCATCAATTTTATCTAGCCAATCTTCAAACTCTCTGCGTTCATTGTACTCCTCCTCCTCAAGAGTTTGTTGGTGCCACCAATCAGGAACATCATCTTCATTCATAGCACTGCAGCTCCTCTGGTCATTGTTAGTGGATTATAAAATCCTGCTTCAATCAAAGTTGACTCCACACGCTCCATATATTCAGCAAACTCATGAACATTTAAACTTGATGTTTGAATTGCTACCTGTACTGGCTCTCCATCTAAGTTAGTTATAGTATTTGTTCCAAGTATTTGGACAGACATTATAGAGTGTAACTCGTTTGCTGTGTATCCTATTTCATTCGCAGCCTCCCTAATTATGTGCCAGTATCTATTGTTTTGGTCAATAGACCTTTGGTTCTTTTTGTTATATGGTCTAACAATAACCTCGTAAGGCTCTTTTGATAGCGATAATTGTTGTATATAATCGACACATCTATTCTTAGCGTGTACATCATACAATTTAAATCGTTGTGTTTTTACTTTTCCTTCCATTCTATTATACCATATTCAAATGCTCGTCCTATTGTTTGCAGACACCATCTCATTTGAGTTTCCTTATCTATCTCAAGGCTGTGGCACTCTGCGTGATGCTCATAACATACTGGCAAAGTAAAATAATCAGGAGCTTTTTTTCCTGCTCCAGCTCCCAACGAATAAACTCTAAGGTGGTGTGCTTGAGATTCCTTTCCACAGTATATACATGGTTGTTCTGCTACCCACTTAAGATATTTTTTATTCTTCATTTTACTTTATTGTATGGATTAAATACTTTATTCAATTCCATTTCCCACTGATCGAGAATGGGAATAAGATGATTGAAATAATTATATTTAAAATATCTATTAAAAGCATTTCTTTGTTTTCCTATGTATTTTTCTCTTGTTAAATTTGACATTTGTTTTTTTCCAGCTCCAGAACAAAGATCACATTTGTAAAGTTTATCTAGTATAATTACCTCTTTTCTTCCGTTACATTTAGGGCATATAGATGGATTAACCATTTCATATAGAGCAAGATTAACTGCTATAAATATATCTTTATCAGATATTGTTTTGTTCCAGTTTAATTTTTTAGCTTCAGAATATAAATAGTTAATTAATTTATTATGCCATTTAGTTTCAATGCAGTACTTGTACCTGCCGTAACAAGCAGCCATGTCGCTTGCTTTAGCAAGAGTGCCTGCTATATCTTCCCAGTCAGGGCCATCTCGCTCAGTCCATATACTGTTGGGTTTGATTGTTAAATATTTAAGCGCTTCCAAACCCGACATCAAATATACCTTTATAAATTATAGTTGTTGGTTCTTTGTTACCCATTATATCTCCGGTTTCATAATAGTTTTGATATGCTTCACAAGCCATTTCTTTTTTAGCACAGCGCCTCCAATTAACACAAGGCATACAAGGAGAATCTTCTGCTGCAATTGCCCTAGCCAAATTAAAATATTCTCTTTTCATTTTAGTTTCTCCCTGAAATCCTTAGCCCTAAAGACTATTAGTGTGTCATCAAACGAAGCACCTTTTTCTTTTATAAAAACTACGGGTACTTTATTATCTCGTGAAGATGCAACCGCTTGAGCCATAGCATCCTTTATCCAGCTTGGTATACTTTTTCTATATTTACATTCAATAGACAATTGATTACTTGTAACATCTGGTGCGCTTCCCCTTGTTCTTCCTGTGATTGGAACACGATCTGCGTTGTCCCCAAGTTCAGTTAGAAACTCACCAACCCAACGCTCAAATTTTTTCCAGACCTTATCCATACATAGCCACTGGTGGTATTTCTTTTACTGCATTTTCTGGAAGATGGTATGTACCAGTTCTCCAGTTGTAGGTCAGTTCAACCTCCCCAAGTTTACCATCCTGTTTGAACCTAACCTTTTGAATATGAACAGTTACTATTGATTCATTTGTGTTTGTAAAGTCTCTCCAAACAGTTATACAGTTGTCTGATTTATCCCTCCATCTTGCTGAACCACTGATGTCATAAGGAGTAGGAATGGGTATCTTACCATTCTTATCTCTATAAAGTTTAGCGGGATGAGCAACAATCCAAAGATGTATCCCATACTTTCTAGCAAATTGTCTCATTCTTTTTAGAGCAACAGAAATATATTCTGTCTCAGTCTGTCCATCCCTGCGTAGATGCTCTAATTCATTCCACGGATCTATAACTAAACCTCTTATACCTTTGTTTAGAACCAATCTTTTAGCAGTTTCAAGTATATCATCAATAGACCATTCCTTGTCATCATTAGGTAGAATCTAAGTAAAATGTT